TGCCGACGGCTTGACATTCATTATACCTTTGGTATAATGAATGATGTCAGGCCCCACTGGGGGGCCTCAACCACCTGGAGGGTGATGGATCATGGAAATCGACACGAAGAAGATCACGTACATCGTCGACGCAATCGGCGCGAAAATGTTCAAGGTCATCGACGAGCATCAAGGGTGCAGGATCACGGGAGACGACCACGGCGGCCTTGGTCGCAGCTGGAAGCGCGTCGACATGAAGGGCCGGACCGTGCTGGTCAGGATCTTCGCGTATATCGACGATCGCGGGTGCTGGGACGGCGCGATGTTCGAGATCGGCATCCACCCGCAGCACGTCTCCCAGCTGTGGACCTACCGCATCAGCGGCCCGATCGACGAGCCCGACCTGCTGGTCGACCGTTTCCGCCTGCTCCTCGACGACCTCTATCACGTGATCGTCAACGACAAGCAGCCCCCGCTGGCCGGATCCGACGAGGAGGCCAGGCGATGACCTACCCCACACCGGCGACCGCACCCATGTCCGCCGTGTCCAGCGTTCCGGCCGATCTTGTCCGCCGGTGGCTGGGCCGCGGCCTGTCCCCGCGCACCGAGCAGCGCTACCGGATGTCGATACGCATGTGGGAGCGTTGGTGCGCCGAGCACGGCGTGGACCCGATGCTCGCCGACCCGGACGACCTGGAGCAATGGTCGGGATCCATGCTCGACCATGGCACGGCCCCGTCCACAAGACGCTCCTCGCTGCTGACCGTACGAGCGTTCTACCGGTGGGCCCACGCCTCCGGATGGCTCCCCCCCGCCCCGTCAAGCCTGCTGCGCATCCCGGCCAGGCAGGTCTTCTCCGAGGGCACGTGGGCGACCCGCGACCAGTGCGCGCGCATGCTCGACTTCGCCGAACGCGACCCCGACCCGAGGGGTGCGGCGCTGATCGGTCTGATCCTGCTGTCCGGACTGCGACCCGGAGAGTCCCTGGCCGCGGACGTGACCGACCTGGGCGTGCACGGCGACGGCGACGATATGGTCGAGACCATCACCGTGACCCGGAAGACCGTCGGAGGCGTGCGGCGACGCCAGCGCGTGGCCATGCCGCCGAGGGCCGCCGACGCGGTGCATCGCATGCTCGGCAAGCGGGACACCGGCCCGCTCTTCCTGACCGTCACCGGGCATCGCATGTCCAGCGACGACGCCACCCGCATCATCGCCCGCACCGCACGACAGGCCGGCATCGGCGAGCGCATCACCGCTCACAGCCTTCGCCGTAGCTTCTGTACTTTGGCCGTGGATGCGGGTGTGGGCGAGCTGGAGATCATGGCGTCGGGAGGGTGGACCGGCGCCGAGATGCTCCGCTACTACGACATGAGGCGGGACGCTGTCGAACGGCATGCGGGCATGGTTATCGAGGCCCTGCTCGACGACGCCGGGTAGCATGGGATCCATGGACACCTCGGACATCAAGGCATGGATGCGGGCCACGCGCGAGCGCGTGGGTCTGACCCAGAAGGACGTCGCCGACCTGGCCGGCGTCACGGTCGACATGGTCAAGAAATGGGAGTCGGAGAAATACGTCGAGCCCCCGGACGACGTGATACGCATGCTCCAGAAAGCGCTCGACCGGCATCAGCAGGCCGTCACAACGATCGTGGACGACCATACCGGCGAGGACACGGCGACCCTCACCTACTACCGGTCCCAGGCCCAGGCCGACCAGACGGGCGGCATCGGTACCACGATCGGCATCGCCGACGCCCGCATCCGCGAGGCCGCCGCGATCCTCGAGCGCGGCGGCACTACGATCGACTACACCTACCCCAGATAACCGAATAACACAAAACGCCTCGGCCAGTTTCGAAACTGGCCGAGGCGCTGAGATTGTCTTACACGAACCTTGCCCGTATATGCGTTCAGGGCGCGGCCCTCCGCCGTCACCCCTGTGGTGACCGTCGCGGAAGACTAAATTGATTTTCCGACGTATCGGACGCCGAACGCGGACGCGATGATGCCCGCCGCCGAACTGATGAACGCGCCCACCTCCGGATTGCCGAACGCGGTCACACCCAGGCCGACGATGCCCGCCACAAGAGTCACCACGTAGACAATGGTTCGCACGGTCGCATCGAACACCGGCACATACCCGGCGGTATTGTCGTTGCCGTCCTCGCGTTCGTTCGTCAGATTGGATTCGGTGACCTCGCTCACGGTTTCCTCCAAAGTGTTGGCGTGGTCGGCCACGCCCTGAATGTTCGCCATAATTGGTCTCCTTCGTTAGAATCGGTTTTGGTTGAGCGCCTGCTGCAGGTGCATGACGGTATCGGGGCCGAAGCTGGCGTCCTGAGCCAGCCCGTAGTGGGCTTGGATGGCTTTGATGGTGCCGGGGCCGAGCAGACCGTCCAACGCGCCCGAATACCGGCCCTCCGCCTTGAGCTTGCGTTGCACGGCGACGATCAGTTGAGATCCGTAGTCGCCGTAGGTGACGCATTCGGTCACCAGATTCGGTCGCCAGTAGGTGCGTTCGTCCGGCACCAACTGGCCGGAAACGATGCCGTCTACGGGAGTGCCCATGACGGCCTGCCATTTACGGATGGTGTCGGGACCGCACGAACCGTCCACGGCGAGCGCGGCACTTGTGGTGGACTGGTCTGCGCCATACCTCAGATAGCAGTTCCACGGGTAGTTGTAGTAAGCGCTGATGTTGGTTTCCCGTCCGGTCTGGTCTCCGCCCGTACCGCTGATGGTGCCATGCTCACTGATCGACGCCTGCGCCAACAGTCCGTTGCCAAGGTAGACGGCGACGTGATGCACGTCGTTCAATAGGATGTCGCCCGGCCGGGGGTTGCCGTTGACGGGGAGTCGCCGCCAGCCGCGAGCGGTCAGATTACTGGACAGATTGCCCGTATAGGTGGCGGGCCCGGTGTCGAACCCCGCCTCGCGTAGCGCATAGATCACGAGCGAGCTGCAGTCGCATTCGCCGCCCGGACGGATGTCCCAACGGTTGTACTGGTCGTAGCCGAGACTGACGGTCTGACACCAGTAGCGCATGCGGTTGATGAGGGTGTTGATGTTGCCCATCAGGCCACCTCCTCGCCGAGCGCCTTGAGACTGTCCGCCTCGCTCATCGGCTTCACCTCGACCGGGCAGGGATCCTGCCCCTGCGGCTGAGTGATGATTTCGTCGGCCATACAGGCCTCCTCTCCCCCACACCTGTGGGCAATAAAAAAGCCGCCACACGATGTGACGGCTCGAAAATGGTTGGTTATGGGTCGTATCCGGCTAACCGGACGCGGCCAGGAACAGCAGGAGCAGCAGATGCAGGAGTGGTTTGAGATGGGAGACCAGCCACAGGCCACCAGACACGACTCCGGCGACGAGCAGGATGAGCATGACGGCGAGCGGGACGAGTTCGCGGTTCATGGCTCCTGCCCTTCGGCGGCGTGCGCCTCGATCATCTCGTCGCGGTAGTGCTTGCCCACACCGTTGCCATGAAGCTTGGCGTAGGGCACGAACGCGGCCTCCACCCGGGTCTTGACCTCGGTGGGCACCGGCCTGCCCCGTTCCACGGTCTCCGCGTGCAATCGGGCGATCTTGTCGAACAGGAGCGCGCGCAGCGCCTCGTCGATGAGCTCGGCGTGCTCGTCGCGCCGGGCGTTGTTCGCCTCGATCCTGTCGAGCCGACGCGTGATCTCGACGTCGCCGGGACGCGGACGCCGGTCCAGACGGTCCGTGACCCATTTGGCGAGCACGCCCATCGCACCGGCACTTGCGCCGATCAACGCGACCATGAGCGCGACGAATCCTTCGGTCATTTGATTCCTTTCCTTGATGATGGACTGGTGATGCTGGACTAGTACTGGATGCCTTTCGGCGTATGCTCTGAGGTATGAGTGATGACGTGTTGACGCCGGGCGGTCAGGTGAAGGCCATCGGCGAAGGTGTGGAATCGGCCGGCAGGGGTGTGGAGCGTGCGACGACGGGCATTTCGAAACTGGTCACGTCGATCAGCGAGGCTGTTCGGTCCGGGGACGGAACGCGCGGCAAGCGGACAACGTTCCTCAGGTCAGTCAAGGACGTACGCCGCCTGTTCGGCGACGACGTGCTATCCGATGAGGAGGAACACGCAGTGGCCTTGGCGTATGTGCGCGCGGTCAACGGTTTCGAGAACCTGAACACGGTGGGTCGCATGGCCGAGGACGCGTGCCGTGCCGGCAGCGTGGACACGTCCGGGGTCGATCGGCTCCAGCCGGACTGGTGGGACGCGTTCGAGGACGGCGCCTCGCACGCGTACGACGACGAGGTGCGGGCCATATGGGCCCAGCTGCTGGCCGGTGAGATCAACCGTCCGGGAACGTTCTCGAAACGGACATTGACGACGTTGAACAACATGTCACCGCTTGAGGCCCAGCGTTTCCGGGAACTGTGCTCCTGGTGCTTCGACGTGTGCTGCGAAGGCGAACCTCCCTATGCCGTGCCCCTGCTGGCTCAGGTCGACGGCAAAGGAAGGACTTATGGCGGATTCCCGTTGCCGCGCGGGACGGTCCTTGAGGACGCGGGGCTCGTCACCCAGTCGACCGGGCGGAAAATCGTGTTCCGGCCTGGCCCAAACGCCATCATCGTCAACGGCGACGTACGACAGGTATGGAACAGCGAGAGGCACACCGTCTGCTTCATGTCCGGATACTCATTGACATCGACTGGACGCGAGTTGGCGTTGCTGTGCGCCCACGGGACCGCGGAAGATGATATCCCGCGCCTCATCAGCGAACGGTTCGAGAACGATATGCCCACGATAGGGCAGTGGATTGTGCTGAACCCACCGTCCGGATCGTCCGAGCTCGTCCCATCAGCCGTCCATGAGACGGAACGGGCTCACCTGTACCGGTGAGGCCCGGAACATCCAGTCGCATCGGGGGATCGTCCCGTCGGCCGTCGGGTTGGCGATCTCGCCGGACGCGGCGCTGAAGTACCGGATGTAGTGTGACGGGACGCGCCCCGCCTATCGGTCGGGTTCGTCGAGTGGGACGCTGCCCGTGAGCTGGATCCATCCCTCGTTGCTCCGGATGGCGCCGGGGTCGATGGCGATTCTCCCGTACGCGTCGATCTCCAGCACCGGTCGCGCGGTCCATGATCTTCGCGGTCACGTCGCCATCGACCCGGCATCACCACCTCCACGAGGTCACGATACTTCCTTACAGGGTTCTGAGGAAGTGTTCGATGATGGTGCTCCGGTATTCGTGGGCCTTGGCGTTGGGGTGGGCGTCGGCGTCGGACAATCTGAACGCCTTGTTGCGCAGTTCCACAGCACGCGGGCTGACGTCGATCCCGTTGCGTCCGCCGATTCCCATGGGCACGGACGGGTCGCCCTTGAGGTCCAACCAGGGCACTCCCCAGTATCGGCAGATGTCCTTGATCGCATCGGCGTATGTCTCGGTCATCCACGCGTCCGGTATGATGACGCCAATCTTCGCGTACGGCATGTCGGTCAGGAAACGTTCGAACACGGTGTTGTACGCGCCCCACAGGGTCG